CTAACCAGCCTCCGGCAGCGGATACCTGGCCTTGATCTCCTCGACCTTGGCGACCCAGGCAGAGTAGTCCGGTTCCACGCCGGCCTTGATAGCGTCGAACTCGGCCTCGGTCTTGAGCGGGTCACTCTCCAGGCGGTAGGCATTTGCCCGAGCCACGGCCGCGGCATCGTACTCAGCCTGCCAGCGCTCTTGCGCCTGCTGTTCGGCGGTCTTTACCTTGCTCCAATCGATCATCGCGGTAACTCCACCGGGCCATCGGCCTCGATCAGCAACGGTTCAGGGAAGCAAGCGGCGGCACTGGCATCGACGGCAAGCGGGAACCGCAGGATCAGCTCCAACCGGCCGGCACGTCGCAGTACGGGACCAGCGAACCACTCCGACCCGATAGCCTCGGCCGGCAACTCGCCGCCCTCCGGGAGCGGTGTGAAGTCGAATTCCCGGCCGTTTACGGTGAGTGCATCACCGGTTTTGCTCAGCGTTAGGCGCTCGTCACTTCCCGGCAGCGGAACATACGGCGACAACTTGATGATCATCAGAACCACCTCCCCGTAGCGATTGCAGAAATCGCCGTCGCCGTGCCAGTCGAGCGCGAAGAAATATCGAATATCCGCAACGTCACACTCGTTGTACTTGCGACCCCACCGACAGTCCCCCAACCTGCGCCGGTACCCCAACGAAACAAACCAACGCTAACGGTCGGGCTTCCTACGAACGTAGCGGGGAAAGACCAGCCTCTAGTTCCGGTGAACAGACTACCGTAGGGCGAGTCAACTGCCTGGTCAGTAACGGAGGCGTTGAACCAACAAATCTGCGTACCGTCTGCCAGCCTAATGTATTCCCCATTCGCGTTGCTGCCGCGCTCAAGAACCGATCCGATCGGCGAGCCTCCAGACTGAGCTACTGTTCCAAGCAACTGCGCATCGGACAGCACGCGGACCCAAGGCTGCCACGTACCGGCCGTCTTCCGACGGAAATACAGTATGTTTGAGGTACGCGGGACGAATAGCTGAACCGCAGTCGATGCGTCGTACGGGTGGTGATAAAGCATCGAGCCGATGGGGTTCAGCGTATCGATACCCGGCGGCAGATTCGACCAGGGCGACGAGCCAATACCGTAGAACCCGCATTCGTCAGCTACGGTGTTAGGATCCGAAACGGCTCGGTTGGACGACAGGCTTTTCGGTACTCCGCCAATGTAGCTCAAAGCATTCGCCTGCGTAGACGCTCCGAGCATTCCGCGCCCTACGCTCGTCAGCGGTGTCTGCGCCCAGGTATTCGGCCCAGTCTGGAACGGGAGCTGGTCAGCGCCACCGAGCAGAAGGCTGAAGTTCTGCAGCCTGGCGTCGAACAGGCTCAAGCGCGCGCCGGCAGCGGTTGCTGCTCCTGTTCCGCCAAGCGCAACCGGCACCGTGTCGCCATCGGAGAACTCACGGAGGCTGCCATAGCCGTTGCCGTCGTTCTGCAGCTTCGTCGGGCGTACATCAGCCATTGAACAGCACCTGTAGGTTGAGAGTTGCGCCGCCGGCGGTATAGGCCGGCAGTTGGCCGTCAGGGTTCATCGTGAGCCGAAGCATGGAGCCATCGGCGAGATACCCAGGAACAGCCGCGGGGATGCGGACGTTCATCGGATAGGCCACCACCACCCCGGCGCCGTTGGTGACGAACTGGTCGTAGCCGGTGCTGCGCCGGACGAAGTAGATCGCGTTCGGCTCCAGCGACGCGGGCAGTTGCGCCACGACTTTATGGGTCTGGAGCACGGCCATTACCAGGCCGCCCCGTTCCACTCAGCCGGAATAGGCTGCCCGCCGAATCGCACCAGGCCGCCGTCTTCGCTGAACTTGTCGAGCGTCGACTTGTTCGCGTGCGTGTGCGCCTGAGAAACGGCGGTGTCGATCTGCGCTGGCGTCGACGTCGGGCGCCCGTTGATCGCGTCCCAGTTGAGCTCGACGTCCATCGACTCATACTCGGCCACCTTCAGCCAGGCGCTGGTCGCAGGGTTCCATGCGTACAACGCAGCGCCGGATTCGACTGTCGGGTCGGCGGAAGCGTCTTGAACCAGAACGAATATCGCCGACTCCGGCTCCAGAGCGTCGCGCGCGGCGATATCCGCAACGAACAGGATCGGCGCGCCGGTTCCGGGTAGGCTGGACAGCACCTCGTTGATCAGCGCGTTGATCATCGCGCTGTTACCGATCGAGCGCGCCACTCCGGCGCTGTTCGTCAGGTAGGACTCCGAGTAGCTGCCGTTCTCGACGAAGTAGAACGAATCGGGTTCCAGCGTACCCGGCAGGGTCGCCACTTTGAAAAATCGAATCTGGGCCATGTCATCACCAATCAGTCGCGCCCCATTGGGCACCGTCTACGCCATCCCTCCCGGGAGGCCCTTGGTCACCCGCAACAACCACAAGCACATCGGCCGGCGGCGTCACGGTGACCGCGTATTCCTGCATCTCGCTGAGCACCAGCGGCTCGCAATCAACCTCGATCGCCAGCGCCCAGGGCTCGGCGGTGTCATCCATCGCACCCTCCCCCACGGCTCACAGTGATCGGACCGCTGTAGTAGCGGTGGATCGTGCCATCTGGGTATGTCACGTCCACGTCGTAGACCGCCGACGCCCATGCCAACGCCGCGGTATCGGAGGCCGATATCTCGCGCGAGATCGTTCCGGCGCCAGCGATTTCAAGGCCGGAGCCGAGCGCCAGCGTCATCAGCACAGTCCCGCCTGGCTCGGCGCGGATCTGCATCCGCACCTCGGCGCCAGTGAGGTCAACCGGTGGCTGGTAGATCAGTTGCCCGCCAACAGGCGCCAGCCCAACGGCTGACAGCAGGTTGATCTCGATCGTGTCGTCGTCGATGGATGCGATCCGGTGAGGCAATTGCCGGAGCCGAGCGCGGATCAGATCGGGCATACCCTGGACACCATCGATCCATGCCAGCCACGTGCCGGGCAATCCGTGCCCAGGGATGGTCAGCCGGACGGGAGCAGCCGGCGCGATCTGGGTGATCGGCCGGTAGACAAGGCTCGGTTGCATGATCCGCATCGTGTCGCGGAACGTCGCCCCTTTTTCAATGCGCAGGGGTACACAGGCCGGCGTCATGCGGCTTCTCCTTTGGAGGGATCAAACGTAGGAATAGAAAGCGCTGGGGTCGTTGCGTATAGCGTCGCCGGTGAGAGGGTTGTAGGAGCCCTTGCCCCACGCCTCCATCTCTAACGGGGAAAAGCCACTAACATCCACATCAACCTGACGCGATCCGTGGGGGCCATGCGGGGTGAGAGCCACTCCAGCAAACCGACGGTCTCTACCACGATAGAAAAAAAGGCCTAGAAGCTTGTTTGAGTATCTAAGCACCGGCCACGCAGATTGGTCGCTTATCGTCGACGGACGCCCCGGGAACAGCTCAATTGGTGACGACCAGTCCAATCCTTCCGCATAACTGTCGCCAACATCAGGAGTAAGCAGGTATATATCACCCAAGCTAATAGACTCCGAGCCACTCGCGACACTTTGACCAGTGATGCTGTCAGTCCATTGGATAGAACCAGGCCCATTAAGAACTCCGCTCGTAGAAAGCGAGTTGTACAGCGACTCTGAGGACCCGCCGGAAGAAGAGCTCAAGGTGTAGGAAAACGAAATATCTTCGGTCATGCTAAATGAGATGTGATCGCCAGAGATACCTGCCGAGCGCGACATCGTTGACACGATAGAAACTTCGAGCGTTATTAGTTCAAGGGAGCCAGACAATCCATACCACGCTCCAGCAGTTGACCTTGCGCGAAGTGATGCTGAAAACTCTCCGATTAGAACTCTATACACGTGAGGCGCCCACGGATGCCCCGGGTATGGCGGAGGTGGCGGCTCTCCACTGCTTTCATTGAACGGGCCGTCTGGGTCCTCCGGCGTCCCACGCCAAAAGCGGGTGTGGGTATTCGGGTCAACATCTGTTCGGCTGCTGTCGATAGTCTCGAATTGTATCTGCTCCCAAGGCGCAACCACGGACAGTTCCGCCTGAAAGCTGTTCGCGCCGCTCGCACTCACACGCAACTCAAGCATCCCACCAACACCAATGAATCCACTCCCAGCGGTCTCTTGGTATCTAGCCAGGTAGAGACGGCGTGTTCCGTCGTTATTTACATCCAGAACTTCGAAAGAGATACCGTCCGGCTTGACGGGCAATCCAAGGTCTGCCAGAGATATTGCATTACTACTGACCGTCCCAGAAAACCCTGTAAATCCATCCCGAAACAAACATCTAGCAGCTATTGTTTCGAAAAAAAAATTGTATTGAACGCTTACGCCGTATCGAATCGTGTAGCCACGAATAAATGCAGGCTGTAAGGAAACCCCGCCATAAGCTTCGGACAAATCCGTTCCACGCAAAATCGCTCGGTTTAGCCACTGCTCATCTGGATCATCGGTTTCCACTTCAGGGATAGGCATGCCTACGTCCCAAAGGGCCGTATTATTTGCGAGCCTGACAGGCGGCATCGTCATCGTGCGCCCGCTTGGTAACGTCAGGGTCGAATCAACGGCGTTGATTGGCTGTCGTATTAGGCCGTGCCATGGCCACCCCCATACCTGCGGAGCTTCATCGAGCGGGCTATTGGGGAACATCGTTCGCGTACTCCATCACCACTTCTGCGCCTAACGCGTCGGTCATGACGACCTTCTTCACGCTGCGATACCGGAGCCAGGCCAGGCCATCGCTGGTGGGGATTGTCTGCAGTTCGTAGTATTCGCGCTGGCCGGCATCTTCCTCGATCAGGGGGCTCGCAATACCGCCACCCCCACCGATCTGCTTGCCTGCGGGGTTGTAGTCCGCCCGCCCGCGCTTTACATCCAGGGCGCCGCGTGGATCGATCTTGCGCAGTGCGCGCGCCTGACGCTCCGGCTCGATCAGCCGGTTGAGCGCGGCGGTCAAGCCCTGGTCACCGCGGCGCTCCGCTTCGACCCGTTGGCCACCGGCGCGGCGGATCGCTTCGTTCCTCGCGCCGATGCCGCGGCGCTCGTCTGATAGAGCCATGCGCTATCTCCTACGCGTTCGGCACATCGCTGAACACAAGCATCGACAGAGTGAGTTCGTCAGCATCGAAATAGACGCGCGCCCACACTTCGCCGTTGAGGTCATTTGCATTGATCAAGAATCCATACGACTCCTGAACAGCCCACTGCCTGGTTGTGCCAACGATCGACATCCCTCCGGGCAATTCACCGGACGTAACTCTGATCTGCAGTTGCTGCCCGCTCGGACCCGCGGTCCTGATATTTAGGTCGAACTGTCGGGATGTGCTGGGATCGATTCCAATTGCGGCAGTGCCGAGCTCGGGAATTGCGAACAGACGGGCCTCAACAAATGAGTGTTGAGGCCCGAGAAGGAACTGGCCATCGGTGTTGACATGCAGCACCTCGCTCGGAGCGCTGCCACCGCCAGTCCCCTGCTTCACCCAATCCGCCGCAGAGGCCGTGCCCTTGGCAAGGTATTGGTCACCGTTTGTCGTGTTTACGTAATGAGCGCCCACGCTGGGCGGGGCCGAGGGTGGAGCGCCAGCACCGGACAGGACGTGCGTAACAGTTGCCATCAGTTGTTCTCCATGATCAGGTTGTTTCCGGCGCCATCGACGAGAACCGAACCGCTCGCATCGACCAGGGCTCCTTCGGGAGTGCCGCCCTCAAGGGCCGCGATTCGCGCTTGCAGTGCCATGAGATCGCCGGCCGTGACGGCTGCATAGATCGCCGACCCCGCCGGCCAGTTGCCGTCGGCGGTGGCTTCCTGGGCGCGCTCGATCGTCACCACCCCACCGGCGCGGGAGGTTGCTTTCACGATCTCATGCTGAGAGCCGGCAGCATCCGCCAGCGTCAACAGCACCCAGTTACCGCCAGAGAGCGGCAGCAGCGCGGCGGCAGCATCCGGCACCGTCAGGCTCAATTCGCCAGGCGAAAGGCCGGCGCTCAGCGTCGTCTTCCAGTTGTTGATCCAGGCTCTCGCCATCGCTACATCTCCAGTACGTCATCGGGCACGGATACCCGGTAGGTGGCCGAGATCTCAGGCGCATGCTCGTCCCTGTAGGTCTCCGGAATGTCTTTCGCGGTCAACGAGAAGCGCCGCGGGAACAGTTCGGCGCCGGGATCGCGATTGCTCCAGTTTCCTGAGAAACCATCCGCCTCATCGTCATACGCGGGACTGCCGTTGCGGCCTCCAAGCTGCGTCGAGAGCTGCCCCCCGCCCGACGGCGGGCTGACGGGATCTGACGAGCCAGCAGGAGGAACAAGGGGGTCTTCTGCGCCACCGCCGCCTCGCATCACAGCGATAGAGATCGTGGTCAGCGCGCTTCCGGATGCGAGGTCGAGCCGGTCGACAATGCGTCGACACTTGCCCACCGCGCGCGCGCCCTGATCATCGAGGCGGAGCGTATGTACAAGATCGATCGGCAGGACCATGGACGTCGGCACATCCCAGGTCACGGTCGTGCCGCGGTGCGCAGCAATGAGCGTCGTGGCGCCCTGGGCCAACAAGCAGTTCAGCGCGGACAAACGCCGGTTGCCATCCTTCTCGTCGTCGTGGCCGGTGCTGCCGCCGGTGATCGGGTCGCTTTCCCAGCGCTCGGCCTTGTCCGACTCGACCTCGAACGAGGCACGCTGCCGACCGACAATCGGACCGGTCGCCGCAACGCTCGGCTGAACCTCCATGACCAGCCGGTAGCGCTCTGTGACGGACTGCACCCAGCGCCGGCCAGCTATCCAATTTCCGCCGAGCAGCAGCTCGGTGAAGTCATTTCTCCATGCCGCCGGCGGATTGCAGTAGACGCCCGTGGGCGGCAGTGGATACCAGGTCGCATAGAACAACGTCTGACCGCTGCTCTCGGTCGCCGAGGTGATCATCTCGACATCTGGCAACTCGGTGTCGTCGCCGCGCCAGTTGCAAAACCCTGCCTCGCCAACAGCGTTACCCGTGCCGGGGTGCTGCCAACCATACGAGGCGTTCAACTGCCATAGCCGGCTGAATCGGTAGTCGCACTCGATCTCGACCCTGTTCGTCTGCGAGCTCAGGTCGGCCAACTCGACCGCAAGCGATCCGTATACCGTAGAGCCTTGGCCGAACTCGTAGGCAGGCGCCACCGAAAGCCATGACGTGACGCGGAGAGCACCATATGGCGAACAGTCCAAGCTCCCGGTTACGCTGGTCAAACGCTCCTGGGCGTAGTCCCACCGCGAGCGTCCATCGACCGGCTCGAACACATCTGCGGACCAGGCGCCGCCGACCAGGGCGTCGACGGCCGCAATCTCCATGGCCTCTACACGCTGCTGCAATTGGTCCGTGCAACTGACGTCCAGGACGCGCCGAACAGGATTCCAGGCTGGCTGTGTAACTCTCCCCGTAAACCGTCGCCCCTGACTCAGTTCACCCGCGGCCTCCGTTGCGTAGTCGATGGTTACGGTTCGACCGATCCAGTCCGTAGGGACAACAGGCCCGTCGCCGAGATAGATCGAAAAGGACGCGACGCCAGCCGCCCCCTCTTCACGATCGACCTCGATCTCCCCGGTCAGGAGCGGCGTAACGTCGTCATCGCCAATGCGCACGATTGGGCGCCATGTGAAAGCGTAGCCAGGGATGATCGGCTCAGGACCAGGCACAGCGGAGTGAGCGGCCGAGTTCAGCGCAGCGCTATTGAGCGGTCCACCGTTGAGCATCAGATTTCCTCAGCGACAATTTGCCAGGTCCGGCTGTTGTTCGAAGAATCAAGCGCCTCAGGAGGGATGGACGCGAAGACGTGGAACAGCGGCCACCACTCGACGCGGTAGAGTTGCGCGCCTGGGATCTCCGACACGGTTACCACCTGGCCGGCGGACGACACGTCCGTTCTGACCCACTCACGACCGACCAGCGCCAGCCCCCATGGACCGGCGTCCGGCCGAACCTCGCCCGGGATGGTGAATACTTGGTCGGCGGCAGTACGACCCGAGACGCCAAGCGACGCATTGCATCGCAGCTCCAGCGGGCTGTCGAAGTCGAGCCCAAGCATCCCCGTCCCGATCCATCCTGAGCCGCTGATGGTGATTGCCGTCTTGCGCCAGTGCGTCATCTGTACTGCCGCACCTCCGCTGAGCCTCAATCGCTCGACGCCGCCATCTACAGCCTGGTACTGACACTGCGGGGCGCCACCGTGTATCACGATCGGTACTCCCCCGAGCATCACGTTCGGAATGATCATTCCCAACTCCATAAAAAAGCCCGCGCGAGGCGGGCTTGGTCATTTTGGGCGCGTCCGCCCGAACTTCGAGGCGGCCTTGCGTATATCTCGGAGCGTGTCGTGTGTCCCGAAAACGGTGAAACCGGCATCGTCTCCACCTAGGTTGAGGGTCAGCGATCCCAGGTTTTGCATGGCTGCCGGCGGATTCGCCTGCTGAAGCGCCGCAGTAGGAATCTCGGGTATCTCGGGGAGAGTTCGTTGATACCTCTGCGACATCTGCAGCGACTGCACCGCGTTGAAGATGCGCTCTCCTCCGCGCATCATCATCAACTCCGGCCCACGCTCCCCAACCCACGCCATGCCAGGGGGAGCGCTCTGCGTACCAGTGGCAAACCCGGGTATCTTGGGGGTGATGCTGGGCACGCCCGGCAAGCCCATCTCCGGAGGCGGAACCAGCGTGATAGGTATCACGAGCTGTTCAGCCAGTCCGGCGGCGATGTCGGCGACCTGCTGCTTCAAGGTCTCCGCGCTTTCGAAGTCCATTCCGAACGATACCTCGACGTTTTGCACAGCCTTGATGCGCTCCTCGAGGTCGGCCAGGTTCAGGCGGTTGACGTCATCCGCAGCCTTGGCATTACCAGCCTCGACCTCTGCGGCCTTGTTGGCGATGCGCTCCACCTCCTTGGCCACGCCTTCGAAGCCGTAGCTGTTCGCGCCAGCGTCCTTCAGTTGCTGAAGGATCTGAAGCGCGCGGCGAGCCTCCTCGATCGCCTTTTGGTTGTTGCCAGCGGTCAGGGCGTTGCGAGCCGAGGCCTGGGCCGCAGTGGCATCACCGAAGGTCTGCGTTCCGGAGGTGGGCGTCGCCTGGATGCCCTTCACCAGATCGGCAAACTCCTTGCGGACATCTGCCTGCCGCGAAAGCGCGTCGTTGAGGTTCTTGGTGGACTGCTCAAGGAGGGCCTTGGTCCGAACAACCTCAGACTGGAGATCGGCGACGTTCTGTTCCCGAGCCCGCTTCAGAGCATCGTTCTGGCGCTTCACGATCTGCTCTTGTCGAGCCTTCTCGGCGGCGAGGGTGGCTGTGAGGCTACCCTCCCCGTTTTTTACCAGCGTATTCGCCGTGTTGATTCCCTTGGCAACATCGTTCAACTGGTTCGCAACCCAGTCGACGACGCCTGTTTCCTTCGCGCGACGCCCCCAGTACTTCTGGGTTTCGGAAAAGATCCGGTTCAGCCCCGCACCAATCTCCGGGGCAAACGACGCCATCTCCTCGCGGAGCTTCGGCAGTTCTTTCCGCAGCGCGATAACGATCTGCTCCGAGGTGAGCTCACCGGCGGCAGCCATCTCGCGAAGCCGGCCGACAGTCACCCCGAAGGAGTCCGCCAGGGCGCCAGCAATGCGATCCGAGGACTCCAGAACGGTATTGAACTCTTCGCCCCGCAGAACACCACTGGCGATGGCCTGGGAGAACTGGGTAATGACCGAGGCCGACTCCTCGGCAGATGCCCCACCGATTTTCAGGCCGAGCGATACCGCCTCTACGGTTTCCAGGGCGGCTCGCTGATCCATGCCCGCATCCCGGAGCGGGCGCTGCAACCGCGAATAAAGGCCGATGAGGTCGCCGACATCGCCCTGAACATCATCAGCGATACGGTCGAGTTCGATCTGCGCGGTGTTGAACTCTTCCTGCGAGCGGGTTGCCAGGCGAAGCCTGGAATCAAGCCGGCCAACAGTGTCGGCCCCGTTCGCTAGCTTCGCCGTTGCAGCGCCTACCGCGGCGGCGAGACCTGCAACCGCCAGTGCCGGGCCGCTCCCGCGGAGAGAGCCGATGCTCGACAGCCGCGAGCCGGCACCAAGCGAGTTGAGTTCGCTCTTGGTCTCCGTGATCTGCTTCTTGAGCGCCCGCTGCGCAACGGCAAGCTCCCTTGTGGATAGCGTTCCGCTGGACCGAAGCAAGCGATATTGCTGGTTCAACTGCCCGATGGCAGCCTGCAGTTCGCGCACCCTGGCGACTCCCAGGGTGCTACGCGCTTGCTCCAAGTTGTAGCGGCGCTGCTCGATCGCGCTCTGCTTGATCGCTGCGGCCTGTTGCCGGAGGCTGGTGGTGGCCGCATCATTCCGGCCAGCCTGGAGGTTTCGATCCAGCTCCCGCTGGAGCCGCTGCCGTTCGGATGTCAGGCTCCTCGTATCCAGCCCGGCCTGCTTCAACTCCCGGCGCATCGCGGAAAGCCGAGCTATCTGGACCGTCTCTGCCCGCTCCAAACTCCTCAAGTCCGAAATGGAGTCCCGGTAAGCCTGCTGCAATTCGCGGCTCGGCCTGATCGTCGATGCCAGTTCGTTGCCGAGCGTGCGGATCTGCTCGCGCGCCGAGCGCGCCTGGCGTTGCGTGTCCTCAAGGGTGCTTTCGAGAGCAGTGAAATCGTTTAAACGCCGAAGAGGTTGCGCGACCTGCCTGACCAGTTCGGCATATTCCTTGCGGAAGCCTGACACCTCGCGCAGCGCATCATCGAGGTCAGCGGTCAGCCGGATCTTTACGTCAGCCATTTCATTCAGCCTTCAACGCGGTCAAGAACAGCGACCAGGGATATTCAAGGACGTGGTGATGCCCAAGCCTCACCAGAACGCAGATGGCGCGCTCCAAACTCCTTATGGCTTGTCGCGGAGTTTCGAGAGACGGCCCAGCATTCCGAAAAAATGCGGGTTCACCTCTTTACATGCATCCCGCAACTTGGCGAGCTGGCTAGGCCGGAGATCGTTAATTTGGCTCTTCGTAACCGACGTCATCAGGCACAGATCGGAAAGCCTGATATCTTCGAAGAGAGCATTACTGACGAGATCTTGGTCACTGACCTCTTGCATTAGCTTTCGAACATCCGCAACGCTAAGTTCTCGCACGGTCAACTCAACGCCATCAATATCAACAACCCGACTTGCTGTGAATGTGGACATTTTCGACTCCATAAAAAGAAAACCCCGCGAGTAGCGGGGTCGGCAACTGAAATAAAACAATCAGCAGCCAGAAGCGTCCCAAGACTGCTCACTTGTAAAGTCAGCCTCCCCAGGCTTTCTGACAACGTAGAAACCGGCGCCGTTGAAGATCAGCTCCCACTCCGGATCGGCAGAGCCATCTGAGCGGCCGAAGAACCCGGCCTTATTTACATAAGGAGGAGGCGAAGAACTGGTGTCACACTTACCATCAGAACTAATAGGTGGCTTAGGAGACTTCGGCGCCTTCTTAGCAATCTCAGGTATTGAGCCATTGTAAGCAAATACAACACAGCCAGAATCTAGTTCATTGGAGCCGATAACTTTGTACTCTTTAGACGAGAGCTTACTTGCGACTTCCCAGTCATACTTAAATCCGTACTGAACAGCGTCCCCGCTTCCGCCGGTTATGATCTTTTCCGCTTTACGTGCATTGCTGATAGTTATTGTCCCATCAGCTACGCAGACCTGCGCCCCGGTCTTATTTGTCATGGCCATCGCACGCGCATAATCGAGGCTCTTTTGCAAATCATTGCGCGCCGAGGCCATGCTATTGCCTTTTATGAGATTCACAAACGACGGAATGGCGAAAGCGACCATGACACCCAAAAGCACGACAATGACCATCAGCTCGACAAGGGTAAATCCGCGCGACCTAGAGTACATTTCAACCCCTCCCTAAATGCCGCCACTGTAGCACCACGCGGGCGAGCCCACATCCGGCGTCCCTGCCGGGCATGAACGGCGTCACACCGTCGCCAGTTCCTTCTTGATGTTGAAGTACTTCGATTTTCCAGCGCCGACCTTGGTCGGGTCCATCAGCACCTTGGCAGAGGCCTCGGCGGCCAGGAAGTCTTCGGTGTTGATCCAATCCTGCTGGCTTGACGGGTTCAGGCGGCACCGGAAATAGCGCGCCTGGATGCGACGCTGGGTACCAGCAGCGTTCTCTCCCTCGAAGAGGAATTCGAACGTCTTGCCGCTATTGGTCAGCGCCTCGATCACATCGACGGTGGCGGACTTGTAAGTCACCTTGATCGGCGTGGCCACAGAGATCGCCCCCCCTTCAACGATTTCGATGCCGGCGCCGGTCATGTTCCAGTCGTCGAACTCTTCGTAGGTCGTAGTGCCGTCATCGCTCTTCACGCTGGTGATCTCCAGCGGCATGAAGTCGAGCGCGATCGTGCCTCCCGGAACGGCGGTGTGCGCTTCATCGGTATGGGTGGCAGAAGGAACGTTGGTGGCGCCCCCCCACACCAAGGCAGCCAGGATGCTGGTCTTGAGTTCTCGGAAGTTGATCGACAACCCGACCGAAGTGATGCGCGAAACGGCATCGTACTCACCACCCTGCGGGGTGGTGGTATCCGGCAGAGTGATCTCGTTGGTCTCGATGGTCTGCTGGATAGTGGACACCAGGCCAGCGAACTGGAAGGGTGCGGTGGCGCCAGACTCGCGGATCTTGAAGGGTCCGCCGATCACATACGTCTCTTTCTCGATAGCCATATCAGGCCTCCTTCTTGATCACGCCTTCGCGGCGCAGGAATTCAACCTGGTCAGGGCTGACGTTGATCTTTTCGCCGGCCGCCTTCTCCTCGCCCTGGTGCCAATGCACCTTTGCCAGGGTGACCTCGACGGCTTTGTTCAGCGCAGCCGGAGGCGCGGCGTCGACCGTGGCCGGCACCTGGGGATCGCTCTTCATGGGTTACCCCTCGATGATGGTTTTCAGATAGACAGGGATTCGAATCACGGCAGCGGCCACTCCATCACCCGGCGGGTACGGCTCAGGCGGCCCCAACGTCAGCCCGGTAATGCCGCGCTCTCGGGGCAGCCAGCGCAGGAACTGCCCCTTGGGGGCAGGCATCAGGCACGCCAAAAGGTCTAGCTGTAGGTCCTCCAGGGCCTCCTCATAGTGGTCATACCCACCTTGCACCGCGCCTACCACGTCGAAGCCGCGATGGAAGCGAACGGCGGCATCAAGATGCTCCGGCGGCTGCTCCTTGCCGGGCTGGACGACAATCAGCGGAAAGCCCTCATGCCGCTCCTTGACCAGCTCGTTAAACCACCCAGAGAGCACGCGAGTGCCCGCGTCCGTCCGGTATCCCTGGTTTGGCGTGATGGTTTGCAGGCGCGCCAGCAAGGCCAAGCGACCGATCGTGAGCACGTTCGGCTTCATGCTTCCTCCTCGATCGTTGCTGCCGTCAGCAACCAACCGTCGTTCGCAATGAGCTTTTCCACGAGATATCGCGACGACCCGATGACGAATAGGTCACCGCGTGATGCTGTGGGAACGTCCTTCGCCAGCCAACTGATCCCAACCTTGTCCGTGATGAAAACCCCATCAGGCCCGTCGTAGCTCAGGTTTCGGTCGACCTGCAGCGGTATCCCCTTGATCGGGGGGCGACCGATGCCGCGGAACTCTCCCACGGCATCAGATAACCGCTGTTGCCCACACTCGTGGAGCCGTTGGATCAGCCGGCCAAAACGGCCCGGCGCGCTCATTGCTGGATCAGCATCGCCGACGCGAAGCCGTCAACGGTGGGTTCGGTGATCTTGCCGAACGCCACCGAGTCGGCAGTGGCAGCAGCTACCAGTTCCCCATTGAGCACGCTGCACTTGGCACCCTGGGTCAGGCCGGCGGCAGCAGGCAGGCTCCAGACGCCGCCAGTTTTTCCGGCGAACGGCTCGCCCGCGGCGGCATCTACCAGCGGCACCACCACCAGGTCTCCGATCACCGCCGGCACGCCAGATTGAACGCCGCCAGCAGGCGCGATGAGAGTCAGGACGTTGCCGTCCTCCACATAGTTCTTCGCCATGGTTGATTCTCCTAATGGCAGAAACAGAAAGCCCCGCTAGATGCGGGGCTCGGGAGTTGGCACCGATCAGGCGCCGTTGGATTTCTGCAGGCCACGGAAGTCCAGCGGCGCCACGCCGGCGTCGATGCGGACCTTGCTGGCCACGCCGTCGACAGTGAAGCCTTCCTGTTGCTCCAGGTACGGAGTATCGACGCCGTCCAGGTAGGCCACCTCGATGGTGTCAGAGCCTTTCTTGGCAGCCATGTACCAGGCGGTCGCCGAGGAATCGTCCAGGCGCGGCTCGCCGATCACCTGCGCGAATGCGCGAATCGGGTTGACGATGCCGCTATTGACGTCGGCGCCCGGCACGGACTCGGAGTTGATGATCTGGTTGGCCTTGTCCTCGAGTGCCACCGGAGTCAGAACGAAGCCCGGACGGATGTTGAGGGTGCGCCCCTTGCCCTTCTCTACCTGGGCTTTCTGGGTGGCCATCTGGGTCTTGGCCTTGCTCAGGCTGTCGATGGAAAGCGCCGAAGCCGCACCAGTGAGCAGGTTGCTGTGGTCGGCATGGAAGAGAGTCTTGCCATCGCTCATCGCCGGGTTACCGGTCAGAACCGCATAGACCAGGTCGCCGATGGTGGCCTTGGCAGCCTGGCCCAGCTTGAACGGGATATCCGAGAGCATCTGCAGGTCGTCGTTGATGATCGCCTGACGGGTGATGCTGAACAGCTCTCCGTAGGTGGCCAGGATGATCTGTTCGCCGCGCTCGCCGATGGTGACGTACTTGTACTCGGCGCCCTCACGCACTTGGCGCAGCGAGGAAAACTCGCCCAGCCCGACGCGGCGCGCCGGCTTGAAGTCAGTGAGAATGCCGGACTTGGTCCACAGCGGGAAGGTTTCTTCGGCCTCTTCCCAGCCAGCCAGCACCGACTTGTTGGCGACATCCAGAAGGATCAGGCCGAAGTCGCTGGAAGTGTGGGTGAAAGCCAAGCCGACCATTTGCGGCGCGTTGAGCGAGGCCACACCGATCCCACGATCGACCAGCGAGGCGCGGGCCAGTTCGCGGAGCGTCATGCCGTTGTACGCGTTGTCAGCCTGGCGCTCGCCTCGACCGATGCGGGCCAGCACGCTCGCGCGCACCGAGTCGCCCACCAGGTTGCCGTTGCCGGCATGGATGTGGGCGCCAGCGCCAGGGGTGGCGGCCGGCTTGGTATCGGCGCCAATGGCAGCCAGCAGCTTCTCGCGTGCCTGGTCGACGGTGATGGTCATGTCGTTCAGGCAGGTGGCGAGCAGTTCGGCGTGGCCGCTGGCAAACGCGCCGAAGGCAGCAGTGATTGCGCTGCGGCGACCAGATTCCTCGGCGAGGATGCGGGCGCGAATATCGGCCTCGGTTGGGGCGGCGGCCACGGGACCCGCCGGCGCGGCCGGTGCCGGAGTCGGCGCGGGAGTGTTGGTCGGCGCGGCGGGGGTCTGGGCGCGCGGGGCCAGTAGAGTTTTCAGAGCTTCGGGCATGTGGGCGAACTCCTGCATGCGTTTGGAGGAAAGGTGAGCGGCCGCTTGCAGCGGCTCAGTGAGCTGGTCGGCGAAACCGGCAGCGACGGCCTCTCGGCCATTCATCCAGGTCTCCTCCTTGAGGAGCGCCTTGATGTCGTCGGCGGACTTCCCGGTCTTGTTGGCGTAGGCCATGACCAGGGTGTCCTCGACCTTGTCGAGCAGTTCGGCATAGCGGCGCATGTCGTCCGCATCGCCGCCCTGGATGCCCCAGGGCTTATGCACCATCATCATGGCGTTCTCGGGCATGTAGATGGTGTCGCCGGCCATGGCGATGACCGAGGCCATCGAGGCCGCCAAGCCATCGATGTACACGTCGACGCTGGCCGGGTGGTTGCGCAGCAGGTTATAGATCGCCGTCCCCTCGAAGACGTCGCCGCCCGGGGAGTGGATGTGCAGGTTGATCTTGTTCAGGTCGCCCATTGCCTTGAGGTCTCGAGCGAACTGCAGCGCGGTGATGCCCCAGACGCCGATCTCGTCGTACAACAGCACCTCGGCGACGCCGCGACCGGCAGCCTTGATGCTGTACCAGGTCTCATGCGGGGCGTTGGCCTCAGTCAACGCCGCCGCCATCGGCAGCATCAGGCTTTTATGGATCAGGGTTTGATGGCTGCCCATCGGCGCCTCCATTGTTGCTCTCGTTGGGGAAATCCGGCCCAGGCACGGGTAGGCCGGCGCCGTATCTGTTGACGAGCTCGCGAGCCTCGTCGGCGGTAAGCATCTTCCCGACGCCCAGGTACACCTTCTGCACCGCCTCAACCGGGTCCATCCCGGACTTGACCAGTTGGTGGTAGGCATCCGAACTGAAGACCAGGCCGGCTGCCCGGTTCGCCTTGATCTCCGTCTCACGCGACTTCTTCAGCTCGCGCGGATCTCGACCACGAGCGCGGGCAACTTCCGCCTCATCGGCGAAGCCGGCCTTGACCAGCAACTCCCATGCGTTGGCCTCATGCATCGGGTTAATCCATGGCATGACCGGCCCCTGGTAGACCGCCGCGTAGAGAGTGCGGTGATCAACGTCGGCGGGCAGGCGCTCCTTCCGAGCCAACAGGTACATCTGCAGCCAGGACCGATAGACAGGCCGGCACCAGTAGTCGATGAACTCGTGCTGCAACAGGTCGTAGCCCAGCCAGCCCTCGACCAGTTCCTGGCGCTGTGCCGAGTAGGTGCCGTCGTAGGCCCTGGACACCGAGGAGTAGGTGCTGCGAGTGCCAGCGCCGATCATCCGCAGTTGGCCGTTGCGGAAACCTTCAAGGAAGGGGTTCGGCCGGTTGCTCTCGATCATCCCGACGTCTTCACCTGGCTCGAGGTCGTCGAAGACCATGCCGGGGGCGATGGGGATCGTTCGGCTCTTCCGGTCCTTCCCGGGCTCCACCGTGTAGCTGTCGGGGTTACCCTTCTTGATATACATCGCCAGGGCAGCACTGATGCGCGCCGCCACCCGCTCGCTCTCCTCGTAGTCCTTCAAGTCGGCAAGGCGGATCAGCACTGCGTGCAACATCGGCACGCCTCGGTTCTGGCCGATCCGCTTGCGGTAGGCGATGTGGATGATCCGTTCCGCTTCGACGCGCTTCACCGCCAGGCTGCCGCCCAGCGTCTGCAGGTTGCCGGGGTGATCCTTGAGCAGGTGATAGGCCCTTTTCCGGCGCCAGGTGTCACGCTCGATACCCTGGACAATGCCTTTCGACAGGTTGTTGTAGCTGAAGGGCAAGTAGTCGGGCTCCAGCAGCTCCAGGGCAAAAGGCACCGACGTGGCAAACGTGTAGTTCGGGACTCGTCCCATCAACTTCTGCGCCAAGCCCTCGCCATCGCGCAACCAAGTGCGGCACATCAGCCGCTCTACCTGGGGCCGCGTCAGCTCACCAGAGGTCTCCGGCGAGAGTGACCACTCGGCCCACGCACTGCGGATTTCCATGGCCAACTCGGCATGCACCGAGCCATCCAGGCGCAGCGGCAGCGGTTCCACGCCGATGCCACTACCGCCCACCACCCTCTCCTCGAGGCGATCGAGCAAGCCGGTAACCAGATCGTGATCTTCGTCCAGTTTCCGGCACTGCTCTCGCATGGAGACCGCAGACTTCTGTAGCGAGGTGTCGGCGCCCAGCGGTTGACGCTTGGCCTTGTGGGTTCGCCCTGGCCTGGCAGCCTCATACGCCTGGATTGCCTCGCGGGCGGCCAGGCGCCGAGCCACCAGGTCGGGGGCCCAGGGTTTCAGTAGACGATCGATCAGGTTCATCAGCAGAACTCCGCCAGCGCCGGGCCTGGACGGCGACCGGCGGCGCGGTCCCGATCTGCCGCCGCGCGGCGCTCCCACTCCCGGCGTCCGGCGCGGATCTTCTCGATATCCTCCATGGTGTGGGTGCGTCCGTTGAAGATCACCGTCCGCCCTTCCAGCACGGCGGCCTCGGCCTCCAGGTATTTGTCGAGCATCTGCTGCGCTGTCAGAGCCATGGTCCGCTTCCAGTGTTGAGCCAGCCCTGAGAGGTGCTGGCATGGTTTTCGTTCGAGGGTTGCTGTTGGGCGACCTGCTCCGGCACGGGATCAACGCGCGCTCGCTCAAGTTGGTCGAGATCGAGGCCGAAGCGCTGCTGGCTGATGCGCAGCGCGGCAAGGGCGTACACGAAGCAATCCAGCGCCTCGTTTCGGCGCCCGCCGGAATCCCAGCGCAGGACGCGGACACCCTTCGCCATCACCGGCTTCTTCTTCTCGGCAGTGATCTGCTTCAGTTCGTCCTCGTCACAGATGTCGCTGTCGATCGGGAAGTGCACACAGCCAGGGGTCGGTTGCCACGGAATGGGTACATCAATACGCAGACGGCTGTAGATCAGCTCCTTCGCGTTGTCGGTGCCCAGTTCGGTCTTGTAGACCTTGCGCTTGCGTCGCTTCGGGAAGTTGGCGATAGGCTTGCCGTAGGTGCTGGCCCCGAAGGTCGGGATCACCCAGTGCACGCCATGCTTGGCGCTCTCGGCCTCCACCTCGTCGGCATAGTGGCCGCCGGCGTCCCAGCACCAGCGCATGACGCCCATGGGCACGCCGTCGGCGCGGGTGAACTGCCGGTGAATCTCCAGCCCGACCTTGCGCCGCAGCTCCTCGCTGCCGGGATCGCCGTAGAGCACGAAGCGATGCACCAGCCAGGCTTCCTCGCCCAGGCCGAAGGCCCAGACGCGGCCCTCGTAGCGGTCGTCCTGGGTGTCGATGCCGCCCATCAGAACCAGCGCCTGCGGCGGCACCTTCGGGTAGATCTCGCGGCGGGCATAGAGCGCCTGCCATTCCACGCGCTCGCCCTGGTCCTCCTCCCACACCTCGCCGCGCGTGGTGTTGATGAAGGCGATCAGCTTCTCGCGGTCACCCTTGACCTTGAGCCACTCATCAGCCAGCGACACCCAGTCTTTCCAAGTGCTGTAGATGGCCCAGCAGTAGAAGCTGACCGAGCGCGGCGTGCGGATCGGCTCGTTGTCCGGGCCGAACCAGTCCATGCTGTCGCGCGTCCAGATGCCGGTCTCCGAGCAGATCCAGCGACCATGCTCCTGAGCCGCCACCATGTCGCGATGGATAAAGCAGGCGTTGCAGTGCTCGCAGGAGTACCAAGCCTCCTCCGCCTCGCCCAGCGCGTTCTTCCGCCACTTCAGGCCGAATGCGCAATCCTTGCCGCCCCACTTCAGGGACTGCTCTTGATGGCAGTGCGGACAGGCAACGTGGAAGTGCAGCCGGTGGGGCGACTCCTCGGCCGCCTTGGTGATCTGGCAGCTGCCGGCGGTCTTGGGCGTCGAGCCACGAATGGACTTCGGGTAGATCGCGCCATCCAGGCGCTTGTCGCCGAGGAATGTCGGCGAGCCCTCGCCCTCGACATCGGCGTCGAACTTCGACAGCTCGTCGTAGATCACCTCGTCGGGCGACTTCTCGCGGTAGTTCCTGGCGGCCTTGCCGCCGAGAATCCAGAGGTTCCGGCGGTTCGAGAACACCTTGTTGTCCAGGGTGTTGTCGCTGTGCTTCTTGCCGTACCAGGGCGCGAGCTCCAGCATGACCTCTACGTCGCGCACCATCCCCATCACGTGCTTCTTGCTGATGGACTCGGCATCCGGGTCCGTCGGGCTCCACATCATGATGTTGCGGCGCTTGTGCTGGATCTTGTAGCCGATGTTGGCCATCAGCAGCTTGGTGTAACCGATCCGCGCCGACTTGACGAAATTGACCACCTTGATGAGGTCGTTGCCCATCGCGTTCAGGATCGCGACCTGGAAGGGGGCCGTCTTCCATTCGCCCTCGTTGTACGAGGACTCGGCCGACATATAGAAGTGCTCGTCGGCCCATTGAACCGCCGTCATCGGCAGTTCTTTGAACATGGCCTGCAAGCCCAGCTTGACCGCATTGCGCAGGTCATTCATCCAGGGTTGCAAGGTACTCATCGAGATATCCCGGAAGGTCGTCGCCGAAGTCGGCCGAGAGGTTTCGCGCCAGGGCGATCTCCCGCTCGAAGGCTTCCAGGATTAAGGGGTCCATCTCTGGGTGGCGCTGGCTCACAGTCTTCCCGACTGTCTCCAGCTTCGAGCCTATCTTGGCGGCGATCTTGGCCAGCGCGAAGGTGGCAAAGGGGACAGGGACGAGGAGCTTGTCCTGTACCTGGTTTTTCAGCTTCTGGGCGTATGCCTGCTCCAAGGTCAACTCCAGCTTTGCCTGTAGCAGTTTTGCCTCAACGTAGGGATCGAGACCTTCCGGTAGCTCCCCCTCAGGTTGTTGTTTCCGAGCGGCGTGCTGGATGCGGTTTTCGACCACATCCGACACCGTGTAGAAGGCCTCTCGACCTATTCGCTCGATTGGTTGAACGCCCCATTTATCAAAGGCTTGCGGAGAAATCCCGAGGCTCGCGGCCATCTCGGACTTGTTCAACCATCCGCGCTGTTTGGTTGTTTCGTTTTTGCTCATGACTAAACAACAACCAACCTCCGAAAAATGGTCATACATATTTGGCGCGCGGGGCTCGAATTACCCTCTGACGGGGGCACCTCCGGGAGGACCCGCCAAATTTTCAAACTTGTGCTGGACAACAAGAATTCGCACCACTTTGGTGCGCTCTTCATCGCCTCGCGGCGAACCGAGCAGCCACGCCGCGCATCGCCACCTCGAACTCACGCGGCAGGTTCTCGTCGGCATACTGCTGCGCGATCTCGAAGAAGCTCAGCCGGCTGCGATACGAAGGGCGTGACACGAAGGCCATGATGATCGAGACGGCATCCCGGCCTCGGCCTGTGCGCTCAGCAATGCCTATAGGCTGGCCCTTGCGTGTCATGACGAAGTAGCGGCGAGCATTACCCTTCGCTCTGCTCCGTCTGCTATCAGTGGCGTTCGCGTTGTACCCGGCCTGAGTGAAGCCCCGAATACCGCTCAGCGCTCTGGTCACTTGACCTCGCCTGATGTTCCCGTAGCGATCAAGATCAGCACCGGCGCCAGGCACCACGTACTTACCTTCGGGCAGGATCCCCTTGGCCCTGAGCTGAAGCTCGGCCGGCTTGTTCCGACGCGGCCCACCGTAGACCTCGGGGGCAATCCACACCGATGCAGGCTGGGCACCGTCCGCTTCGTCCTTGAACCAAACCCGCGCTTCGAGCCGGTCTTTCCTGGCTGGCACCATGCGCAGGCTGTTCAGGGTGTACGGTGTCGGGCGGTCGAACACGACACGCATCTCGTCGCGCAATCGATCCATCAGACCTTGCGCGGTCCGCGTAAGCGCAGTGGCTGTCGCGTAAGGAATCTGCCGCTGCTCAAGCTCAGTCAGGTCGGCGAGCTGCTGCTGGAACCCTTCTGGCTTGATGCTGATCATCTTCGGCAATACCTGGGCAGGCCGGCGATATGCTTACGCAACGCCGCGATCATCAGTTCGCGCCGCTCGACTCCGGCTCGGAGATCAGAAACAACCTGTCCATCAGCGGCAGCAAGGACGGCTCTTCCTGCATCAGCGCTGCCGGTGGCTCCGGGAGCCTGGTGCACTCCGCCTGTGGGGCAGCGGGCTTTGACGTACACGACGCGAGCACCAGTGCCGATAGCATCGCGGCGCAATTGGTTTTCTTCATGGGAAGCCTGTAGTGCTGCTTGGTATGTGCGGGCCATTGCGTCGGTCTGAGCCTGTGCCTGGCTATCGCGCTGGGCCTGCTGGGCCATAGCGGTGATCGTCTCGGCGGATTGCTCGACGGCGGCCTGCAGGTCATCACGCTGAGCGGTCACGTGATCGAGACGCCAGAACACCAGCGCAGCTACCAGGGCGACCACCAACCATGGCCGCCAGGTCACTGATCGATCCTCCGACCAACCTTGAACTTGAACGTCGGCTCTTGATCGAGCATCGAGTTGACGATGCCCTCGATGACCGAGAACAGGGAGACGACAAGTTCAAGCGGCGCCCACTTGGCGAACGCCAGCGGGCAATCGCTATCGACATCCCCCAGCCACATCGGAATGCCGTAATAGCTCCCATGGTGCGAGACGCCGATCTTTCGAGCTTCGGCTTTCGTCGTGAACCCGAGCATCATTCCCCCTTGAGCGCTGCGCGCGCCCATTCGAGACGCGCCACTCGATCCTCAGCACCGTTGTAGCCGCCGTTGATCTTCAGAGTGATCCGCTCGAATCGGCCTTGGTCCGCCAGGTCGTTTAAACCCCGCGACTGCCAGAACCAACCCGCGGCAATTGCTGCCCAGGTCCGTTGCTCCAGCAGTTCAGGATGCGCCACCAGCGGGAGCGCCAGGGCGCGGCCGGCTTCGGCGTAGTTGTCGTGGCCGGTGATCATGATCAGGCCGCGCCCCCGGTATCGATACCCGTCGCCCGTATCCGGCGCCCCATTGCCCATCCGGTTTGCGTAGACGCGGTTCGCGATGCGCTCGGGCTGGCGTGCGTACTGCTTCGCCTCTGCCGGCGTGATCCGCTTCGGCCACGTCTTGAGCAGGCCTTCTGCGGAGTGGTTCAGGTTCTCGATCAGACGCTTGAGGCTCTGGCTTTCGTGTCCGACCTGAGCCAGGAACATCGCCACCCGCTCAGCCGTGTTGATCTCGAACCGGGCCATGGCGCCGTTGATGTGCTCGACCCAAGTCGAGGCAGTAGCAGCACCGCAGCCAGTAGCGCGGTCGAGTTGATCGGCAGTGATCTTCATTCGCCAGACCCTCGACGCGGCAGCTTGATCCCAGCGTAACGGTCGGCCAGGTCACGGATCTTCTCGACGCCCAGGAAGCCGATCCAGCCACCAATGAAGGTGGCCATGCTCTGCGGCACGCCAAAGAACTCGAAGCCGCTGATGATCGTCAGCGCCAGCCCCCCGCACAGCGCGCCCTCCAAGAGCGCCTGCCGGCGCGTGCCGCCGCCGTAGATGATCCTGGCCATGGCCATGGCCCACGACAGCAGGGAGGCGTAGATGATCGGCGAATGCTGGCTCAGCCAGGCGAGCAGGGCCGCCCAGGTGTCGGGTTTGTCGGGCATCTTCATCGTCTCAGTTCCCCTCGCCGGGGCAGAAATGAAAAAGCCCCGCACTTGGCGGGGCTTGGGGAGTGGTAGCAGCGCAGGGAGTCGAACCCCGTATCTCCAGCTTATGAGGCTGGCAACCTACCGGTGGTCTACAGCTGCCATGGGCGTAGCTTCACAATTCGCCAGGCTTTCAGCCTGATAAGAAAAATAAGTATTTTTCCGACTTCCCTGCGGTAAAATCCTTTACAATACTTATTGAAATACTTATAATGGCAACCATGAACAGCGAGGTAGCCATGAACAAGATCAACTGGACACGGAAGGCGGTTAAGCAGCTCAGCAAGATTCACAAGGCCGACCAGGCCAAGATCTACGACGCCGCCCAAGCCTTGGCACATATGCCGAACGTCCAGAACATCAAGGCCCTGTCCAATCACCGCTACGGCTACCGCCTCAGGGTCGGCAACTACCGGGTCATGTTCGACTGGGATGGAGCCATCAAGATCGTCAACATCGAGGAGGTCAAGAAGCGCGATGAACACACCTACTAACGTTCAAATCATCAACGGGCCGGACGGATCGCCGGCCTTCGTTGTCATCCCCTACGCCGAGTACATCAAGGACCATCCCAAGGATGACCTGGTGCCCAACGAAGTGGTCGGCTACATGGTCAAGGAAGGGCTCAGCCCCGCCGCTGCCTGGCGCAAACACCTCGGATTGAGTCAGGCTGAAGTCGCCAGCCGGATTGGCATTACTCAGCCGGCCTATGCCCAGCAGGAGACCGCGGCGAAGCCAAGAAAGGCGACCCGCGAAAAAATCGCCGCCGCCCTAGGGATCGCGCCGGACCTGTTGGACATATGAGAGGGTGAAGGCCTTGCGGGTCGGTAACCCGTCACTTTGCTTACAGCCCGATGTGGCAGGTGAGACTGCCGTCTACCGAGTTTCGACCCTCGAATGAAAAAACCCGGCGCGGAGGCCGGGTTTCGGTGTCGATCTGGCTTAGCGCGCACGGATCAACAGATGTGGTTACGTTACGCTCAGTCGATCACATTCGTCAAGCCGCATCGAGCAACTTCTCGCGGTCAAGGATCTCGGTTACATGCACCAACGCCTCTTCCTCGAAACGATCAAGCTGTTTCCGAATATCCCTGCGCCAGCGGTTTCGAGTTGAGTCCGGTCGCGCGTCCTCATCCCAGTTGTTCATGTCGTACCACTCCTTGGGGAGCATCAGGATAGCGGTTGATCGCTTTCCGTCCTTGCCCTTCATCATCGGGATAGCCCAGGTCGCTACAGCACGCTCCAGAAACCGAGAAGGCGCAGGCGAATGCACCCTGCTCGCCAGTCGCTCGATGGCCTGCCCACGCCGATCAAAGTGCGTCGAGTAGCGAGCGTGCAGCACGTCCCACTCGGCCGGCGAAAGCTCCCGGTGCAGTAGGGCGTGCAGGATGCAGTCGAACTCGAACTGGTCCTGAGCAGAAAGCAGTGCCCGAAAGCCGCCATCGACCTTTCGGTCGATAAGCCTCTGCCAGCTCTGCTTCGCCGTGTTGTCGATGGCATCGGCCGCCAGGACGCGAACGATCGCCGGCATCACGTCGCGGTAGACCCCAGTCATGCAGCCCCCTTCGGCGTGCCGTTCAGGCCAAACAGATCGCGCAGCAGCGTTTCCACCGCCGCGCCCTTCGCATTGCCGTCCTGCAGCCAGAGCCGACCGTAATCGTGGAAGCCCAGCGTGCCGCGGTCGCCGTGCCAGTTGGCGATCATGACCAACAGCGCAGCCAAGGCAGCAGCACCGCCCACCTTGACCTGCGCCAGCTCCTGGCCGGCCACCTTGAGAAACTCCCGCTCCAGCCTGGTCATGACCTTGCGGGGTGCCATCGGTTGTACGTTACTCATCGGGTACCTCGCGCAGAGCTGACGCTCCAGTCGTTCAGGCAAAGCATGGTCAGCGAGCCACCGAAACATGCGCCGGTGTCCAGATAGAACACGTTCCCCAGTCTGGTGAGACTGCTGTGCGGCGTGTGCCCAACCAGAACTGCGGCAACGTCCTCGACAGGAGTGGAGTCCTCGTTCGCCGCCCTGGACCTTGCCCACAGAGCGGCGGTGACGTGCGCTTTCTCTCCGGCCTCCACGCCGGCGCAAAACGCCTGCCAACTCTTCGCCTGGCACTCGCCATGAACGATCCCGACGGCGCCAGCGGCGGTCTCCACCTCGATGGCCAGCGGCAAGTCGTCGAACAACTCGGCGTAGCCCCGCTGCTCTGTCTCCGGCAAGCCAAGCAACCACGCGCCCCCATTGGCGACATGGAGCCAGTCGTCGCCGCCATGCTTGTAAGTATCGACGATCATCTGCTCATGATTCCCCCTGACCGCGTGGAACCAGGGCTGGCTTAGCCATTCTTGGACCAGGTCCGACCCCGGCCCGCGGTCCACCAGGTCACCAACGCTGAACAGCCGATCAACCGCCTTGTCGAAGCCGGCCTGCGCCAGCAACGCGTCCAGTAGATCGAAGCAGCCATGCACATCGCCAACGCAGAAGTCACGCCCAACGGTGTTGCGCTCGAAGCGCTGAACCAGAGTCACTGCATACCCTCCATCTGCTGCCTGGCCTTCTCTGCACAGGCTTGAAACACCTCTACCCCCACGTGCTCACGCAAGGCTTCGATCAGCAACCGATTGGCCAGGTCGTTGTGAGCCCTGCGACTGTCCTTGCGCAGCTTCGCGATATGGTTCTGGAGACGGACCTTGTCTCGGTTCATCCAGCGGAGCGCGGTGTTGGCCCGGCTGAACCAGATTTCGTCAACGTAGCGTCCCGTCGCCTTCTGCTCGGCCTTGGCCGCCTCAATCTGGCTGCGACAACTGATGCAGGAAGCGCTCAAGCGCTCCATCAACTCTTCGCACGCCTCCAACGTGTTCGGGAGGGTGATCGGGAATTTGTGTTCGGTATTCACGCTGCTTTCCCCTTGCCGTACTGACGGCCCTTGTAGGGTCTGGCCATTTCGACTTCTTCGTCGCTGGGCTGATAGCCGCCGATAATCTCCACGAACCGATGGAACTGACCCTGGTGCTGAACGTGCGCCACGCCAACCTGCCCGTGCCGGTTCTTGTCGACGATCAACTCGGTAATGCCGGCCTTGCCGGCGTCGCTTTCCTGATCCCGGTGGACCAGCACAACCACATCGGCATCGGCCTCGATCTGCCCGGAATCGCGCAGGTCGCTCTTGGTCGGGCGCTTGTTGCCCCGCGCCTTCGGCCCACGGTTGAGCTGCGCCAGCACCACCACGGGTACGCCGAGCTCCTTGGCCAGGCGCTTCAGGCCCTTGCTGATCTCGGTCACCACGTCGTAGCGGCTCGCGTTACGCTGCTCGCCCTTGATCAGACCGATGTAGTCGACGGCAACCATCCCCAGGCCGTGCTCGCGCTTCACCGTCCGGCAGATCTGGCGGATGTCCCGGAGTGTCAGCGAGGCGTCGTCGCAGAGGATCAGCGGGGCATGGTTGAGCTTGTTCACCGCACCAGTCAGGCCCGGCCAATCGGAATCGGCCATGGAGTGGCCTTCGGCAATGTGCTTGAGCGGAACGCTGCCCACCGATGACAGCACGCGGTTGGCCAACTCGACATCGGTCATCTCCAGGCTGAACACCAGCGCCGGCTCGTTGCACGCCAGCGCCACCCGCTCGGCGAACCCAAGGCCAAGCGTGGTCTTGCCGCTGCCCGGCTCGCCGGCCACAACCACCATATGGCCGGGACAGATACCCGGAATGAAGGCGTCCAACGAGGGCAGGCCGGTGTCATACCCCAGTTTCACCTCACGGTTGAATCGCCTGTCGATGCCGTCAATGGCTTCGGGCAGCACCTCGCCGATGAAGCGGTACCGGCGCCGGGAGTCGAGCCCCTCGGCCTCGAGGGCAACCCATGCCTGCTGGCCCTGACTCAGAACCTCGTCCAACGGTTCACCATCCTGCAGACGCTGGCTCATGACCTCGGCCGCGGCGATCACCCGGCGCGCCACCGACCGCTGCTTGATGATCCGGGCGTACTCATCGGCGTTCGCGGTGCTTGGGGTGTTCTTCACCAGGTGGGCGGCGACCTGCAGGGTGCTCTGCCCGTCCGCCAGTTGAGCCCGCGCCTCATAGAGGGTCACGATGTCGACCGCGATACCTTTCGCCTGGCAAGCCAGCAGCAGCTCGAACAGTTCCGCGCAAGCGGGGTGATGGAAGTCCGAAACCTCCAGCTTGGCGCCCATGTCCTCGATCAGATCGCCCTTCTGGATCATCGCGCCGATCACCGCATACTCGGCTTCGTGGCTGTAGAGCTTCGACTCTGGTACCTCGTAGCCCATCACCGGGATATCGTGCATCTCGAGGTACCCGGTCATACCGAACCTCGCACGGATTTCCAGCGCAGCAGCACCACCTCGCCGTTGGCGTCGCAGAGCCGATCAATCACGCGATCCCCGATGAATCGCCGGATATCTACCAGGCTCAGGTTGCTGATCAGGATGGTCGGAAGCAGGCGCTCGTAGCGACCATTGACAACCTGGAACAGCACCTGGCGCTCGAAGTCGGTGCCGTGCTGGGCACCTACCTCGTCGATCACCAACAGGTCCGGAGCGTGCAGGCTCTCGTAGACCTCGGACTCGCTCTTACCCTTCCGCCCAAACGTGTCCTTCACGCCCAGGATCAGGTCGGGTGCGGTGATGTAGCGCGCCGTCGCGCCAGCCAGACCTTCGGTGCGGAGCACCTGCTGGATGATCGCGCAGGCAAGGTGTGTCTTCCCGGTTCCCATGGTGCCCAGCAGCATCAGCGAGCGACCAACCTTCCAGTTCGAGGCGAAGTCATCTGCGTAAGCCTTGCAGCGAGCCAGGACTGGCGACTGCTGGTCCGGTGCGAAGTCGGTGCGGTAGTTATCCAGGGTCGCCAGTCGGAAGCGCGGCGGTATCTGGCTCTCCAGCAACGCGGCGTTGACCATCCGGGCATCACGCGCAGCCTGAGCCTTGGAGCGAACCTCCGGGTCGGATGATTGGCGAGCTTCGAACTCGCAGCGCCCGCATCCAGTCCAGACGAACCCGCCGTCGAACTGCTCCTGCTGCTTGCTCTCGAAGCCGCCGTGAACGGGGCAGGTCTCGTCCCTGGTTTTCACTTGGTTTTTGGTCATGGTCATGGTCTCGCAATTCGGTAGGTGCCGTCGGCCTGGCGCTCCAGGCCCTCTTCGTGGTTGGTCTGGTCGAGGCCCAGATGAGGCGAAGCAGGAGGAGGTCCAGCGCGCAGCGCGCCGAACGGAGGCCGCTGGTTTCGCACCCAGTTGCGCCAGGCCGCGAACCAGTCGAGCTTCGTCGCGTTCTTCCCGGTTGCGGATCGCCAGTGATCACCGAAGCTCTCACCGACCTTGCGCAGACCGGCCTCACCGAACTCAGGACGCTCGGCCAACGCCCAAGCCAACCAGTCATCCGGCAGGGTCCAGTCCTCCGGCAAGCGGGAGCCTCGCTTAGGCCTGACGGCTGGAGGGGGCTGCTCGGACTCTGGTGTTGGGCGCTGCTCCTGCGGCGCCAGCTCTTGATCTTTTCTCTGTCCCTGTCCCTGTCCCTGTCCCTTGCGATCCTCAGTGGATTGCTCGCTCGATACTTCGGGGATGCTTGAAGGACTCGCCGTGCATTCCTCTTTCTGTGCATCAGGGATCGGAGAATGATCGATGGTGGAAGACGGGTTAAGCTCGCGCAGCAGACGGGCCGCCTCGCTTATCTTGTCCTCCAGCACCTTGGCGTCGAACGGCAGTTTCCACCGCTTGGCATTCCCCTTGCCGCCGCGCAGCCTGGCATGCAACTTCTGCAGCCAGCCCTCCAGCGCCTTCTCCGCGACCACGGGATGGTAGAGCCGGCCATCAGAGCACTTGACCCATCCATGTAGCGCACCATCCTTCACCGCTCGCCAGGACTTCAGGTCGCGCCCGTATTCAGCCAGGCGGGCCAGGGCAACATCATCATCAGGCAAACTGCCCGCCGGCACCTGGTGGTAAGACTTGAGCCACAAGGTAAGCCCTGCCCTCCACTCTCCATCCGAGGCCCGCGCGTGAAACTCCGAACCGAAGAGGCGGGCAATGTCGAGCGGCATAAACTGGAAATCCCGCAGGTCACAGTCGGCCGGAGTCATCGGATCAGGAAACGACATCGCTGCTCCCTTCAAGCTCACGAGCAAGGCGCAGGAGCTCCGCTCCTACGAGCATTGCCTGGCCGGCGGACAATTCGACGTATTGCTGCTCGCCATGACTGTCCTCTTGAACAATGAAGACCCCATCTCCCTCGAGGCCCACTTCAGTTTTCAGCGTTGCTCTGAGCTTCATATGTCCAGTTCCTCGGTGACGCGCTTCACGAAGTCGTGGTATCCCTCGGCCATGAGGAACCCTTGATCTTCAAGCGCACCGCGGCATGCCTTGGCGTGGCCGTAGAGCACCCAACGCTCACGCTCGGGCAGGTCGCGGAATTGACGGTAGGACGGCCAGGGTCCGGCGATCACCGGGTGGCCGTTGGGGCCAGTGGTGATCCGGCCCGGTTTCGGTTGTGTGGTCATTCGCCGATCTCCTGCGAAGGGGTGCCGCGCATCTGGAAGCGCTCCCGGCCGGCGCCGAAGTCCGGGTGCGTGGCTCGGTGTTGGGTCACGAAGGTGCAGCCGCGCGCGAAGCGCTCGAACACCCTGCTGATCTCGGCCTTTGCCCAGACCGCGTAGGGGCGCGCGTTCAGTTCCTCGTGCTTGCTGCGCACCATGGCGAAGGGGCGCGGGCTGTGCGGCATGTCGCGCACCACCGCGTCGATCACCCTGGGCGGAAGGCCGTACTGCTTCCCTATCCGCTGCCGGATAGCGGTGATGCTCTCCATGCCGTTGGGGATCGAGTCGAGCAGCGGGTGCGATCGGTCCATGTCGCCGACGGTTTCGGTCAGCGCTGCCACCTGCTGCTCGGTCTGCCGCTGCCGCCGCTCCAGATCGACGGTGAGTTGCACGCTGGCCAGTAGTTGCTCGGCGGCGGTCAGTGGCCGGGAAGCCTGCTGTTCCAGTTCCTGCCAGCGATCCACCAGCCGCGCGGTGAACTCCGGGCAGAGCTGGGCGACGACGATGATGTTGTCGCGCTTGCCCTGGTCGCCGGTGAAGACATACTCCTGAGTGGGGCGGCCAGCGGTGGGCTTTTCCTGCATTGCAGGTAAAGCAATCACCCCACGCTCGGCCAGCCGCTCAATGGTCACGCGTACATTGTCGTGACGCGACCCAACAAGATCCGCGATCTCGCGGCTGGTCATGGTGGCGGCCTGGCCGCCGATGGTAGTCAGGTTCATCGTTCTACTCCCGCCATCTGCACCAGTGCGTTTTCCGTTTCGCCGGTAAGGTCAGCGAGGCGTCGGAACACGTCGCGGTGTGTGTACCAGGCGCAAGCCGGACTGACCTTCGCCGCCGACAACGCCATCAGCGCGCCGATCGTGCGCTGTGCCTGCATTAATCGCTTGGCGTGATCTTGCTCGCGCTCTACCCGACCAAGAAAATCGTCCAGAACCTGCTGCGGGCCGTGGTAGTGCAAGCCGTAGCTAAACGTCCCGCACAGCCTTGACGGAGTGTCCGGGACCAGCCCTCTCCTCGAGCGCAAAGACTTCTTGATATCGAGCTCAGTCATGGCCGCTCCTCCCGGTAATGCCAGACAGAAGCCCGGCGAGGTCGGCGCGTGCTCGCTTGGCGTCGTGGTCCAAACGATCAGGGGTGGCGTATTCCGGCGCGTACTCGCCGCGGCCTACCCAGCAACGGTTGCCGGGGTAGCGGTCGTTCAGCAGATCGGCGCCGCGCTGGGCCTCTTCCTCGGTCGAGAACGGGGCGACCATCTGGGCTATCGCAATCCCGCCCTTCTGAACGGCCGGTGTGGAGATGAACCAGAACAGAACTCCATCGCCTGAAGACGCACGCTGAAACACGGGACCGGTATCGAAGCTGCCATGGTTCACAGGTCACGCTCCCGATAGGCGGCGCCGATCTGCTGGTTGTAGCGGTAGAGAAAATTCCCGATGTACAAGATGATCCGCTCGATCAGGTCATGAATCTCCGTCACAACGGGGTGCCCTCGACCACCAAGGGCGGGAACGACCGAGTCCATCAGCAGAGCCCGAAGTTGCGTCATATCACTCCGAGCGTGATTGAATAGATCGAACTCATTACGACTGAGCTCGACCCGCTCCATCACCTCCCCGTCGACAGGAAGCGGAGGACGAGAGGCCTGTGCCTTCGAGAGATCAGACATGACCACCCCCAGCGCGTCCTTAACCTCGCGCTCACGGGCTCTCCATTCGAGGTAGCTCTCGCGATCAGTCCTTTCGACATCCTCGCGAAGCCCAGGGACCAACTCGAACAAGACCGTGTCGACCTGCTTGCGATGCGCGCTGATCTCGTCCGCCTGCTGCGAAGTGCCATCGATGGCGCGCTCGGCCCACTCGGGGAGTTGCCTTTGTAGCCGCATTTCGTTGAGGATCGTCCAGAGGTGCGAGGTCAGGTCGCGCTCTGCCCGAATACCCTGGCGGAGCATGGTGATTGAGGCGCTCATTGCTTCCGCTCCTTCTGCCGGTTGATGCGATCCGATAGGACCTGTTCGAGCTCCACCAACTGGAAGATGCCCCCCCCGATCTCCTCCAGAAACCAGCCGAGACGCTCTGAGGTTTCCTGGCCTACTTCGCCTTCAGCGCCAACGTTCGCCAGCAGGTTCCCGACAGCGGCGACACCAAGCGCCATGTTCTGAGCAGCCTGCCGGGCTACTTCACGCTCCCCCCAAAGAGACATCGCCTGCTCTTCCGTGAGCACCTCAGAGGGGTCGCGGGAACACTGCTTATTGATCAGGTTTGCGAGGTTCATTGCTGGCCCTCCTCACGCAGGGAGTCGAGCGCGGCGTCAACCAAATCGGCAGCCATCTCTGCAGCAATCTCCAGGGCATACAAGCATGCGTGCTCTTCGTCGGAGGTGGTCAGTGCTCCGAGAATGCTAGACGCACTTAGCGTCAGCGCGATGGCCTCGCTCAACGCCTCTTCGACCGTCGTGGTCGGGTTAATCGCTGCGAATCTCCGCGGCGGAAGCTGAGATATCGGAGCCTTCAGTGCAGACGACTGGGGCTTGTTCCAGACCGCGCTCATGCTGCACCGCCTGCGTGTCGCGACACGCTTTCAGGATTTCCGGATTGGGTCGCGACACCGGCCCGGCAAGCTCTGAGCAATGCGCCAGACATGGCCCCCAGCAGGGCGAGAGTATTGAGTTCCTGAGAGAGCAGCGGCTCGCCGGCATCGTCCATCGCCCGGGTCATTCTCAAAAGAATCAGGTGAACCGCCTCGCTGATGTCCTCGGCGGCGGCCAGAGCCGCGTCAACCGGCCGGTCGGCAACAATGGAGAACAAGAACTCATCCCCGTTGAGAGGATCGAAGCAAACCTGGTGGTCAGTGGTAACGGCGCAGGGGACTTGCGCGCTTTGAGTTTTCTGTTGCATAGTTAATTCGTCCTTCGAAAGACAAATTGATATCCAGGCAGTCGCTCCAACGACTACCAACTGAACCCCACCCGACCAGGTGGGGTTTTTTGTGGCCCTGCGAAAAGTCAGCCGGGCCGCAAAGTGGCGCCAGGACACTCCGTGCTATCGTTTTGATTCCACACAGAACGGCCACGGAGGCCTGGCATGACTGATGCTGCTGAAGAAAGAATCCCGACCATCGATTTACAGTCCCTCCTAGACACGCTTAACGCGCTGCCCAAAGACACCCGCGTAGGCTTCAGCGGCCTGACCTTCTACCGCGTCAAGTGGCGAGGCCAGACGATGGTGAATATCGAGTTCAGCGAGCATGTTCATCGGAACTCGAAAGGTGAGGTTGTTGTTGAAGCTCCTGGGCCAGAGAACTGATCTCCCCAATCGCTTCATCAAGTGGCATCGGGCGGTAGGTCGAATCGTGCCTTCCGCCCATCCAGCCAGAAATGACGACGAGGCCATCCTCGCGAAGCTCAAGAACGATCGAAGGCCGGATGGCACGGCGGAGCTCGGTAGCCTGCTGCAACATGATCTGAGCATTCCGCTCCAGGTCATCCGCCAGCAGCAAATTCATTCCAAGGTCAACGCTCAGATCACGCTGAACATCCAGCCCGAGGAAGCGAGCCATCTTCGAAAGGAAAGTCACGGTGCCACCTCGGCACTGGATGGATTCACAGCACGGTTGCCGGTCTGCTCGGATTGGCAGTCGAGCGGTATCTTTTGGGCATGGTCGGCGGAGCTTTCCGGGTACAAGTCGGGCCTCAGCTCTGTTCGAGAGACGCCGGTAGAAGCCTCGATCTTCAGGACGTGCTTTGCCGGAACGTTCCCCGTTGCACACATGTGCTGAACGTTCTGCGGGGTACACCCCAAGGCCCTTGCTAAAGCGGTTTGGCTTCCAGCGGCGCTCACCGCCCTCTGAATCGGGGATTGTTCCATTGTCGATCTCTACAAGAGTTTCTTGCAGAAAGCCTACACATCAACAAGAGAAAATTGCAATGCAATCTACAAGATTTATTTGCATAGTGGCCGTATGAGCACTCTTCAACAGCGAATTACAGCCGCCAGAGAGCTGGTCGGACTCAGTCAGTCCGAGCTGGCGCGGAATCTTGGCGTCACCCCTCAGGCCGTTCAGAGCTGGGAGTCTGGAAAGTCGTCCCCCAGAGGTAAGCGGCTTGATGAGCTTTGCCGTTTACTTCAGGTCACTGTTACCTGGCTTGTAACCGGAGATGATCCAAGGCTTCGCGAGGCCTCGGAACTGATGAATTTCGCCCCAATGCTTCAGCCTGCCAGGGAAGCTAAGGAGTACCCGGTGATTAGCTGGGTAAATGCAGGAGAGCGCGCAGAGTCACCAGACAACTATGCGCCTGGCATCGCGGAGGAATGGCTTCCGTCCACGGAGAATGCTGGCAAGCACGGTTATTGGGTGCGGGTGAGAGGAAAGTCGATGACCTCTGACACTCCACCCAGCTTCCCTGAGGGCACGCCGATTCTCATTCGACCGGAAGGCTTCGACCTGATCAGCGGAAAGTTCTATATCGCCAAGCACCGCGATGGAGAGACGACCTTCAAACAGTACGTCAACGATGGCGGAGTGGAGTACCTCGCCCCCTTGAACGCCGCATTCAAGCTCGTGGAGCTCGACGAGGACTGGAGCATCATCGGCCGAGTCGTGGACGCTAAGATCACAGGCCTCTAGACCGATATCAACTGCAGAAGAAGCCGGCCAAGCGCCGGCTTTTTTGTGCCCGCCGAAAGCGCCCAACAAAAAGCTCTTGCAGGCCTGCAAGTTTTTCTTGTAGCCTTTATTACAAGATTTACTTGTACACAGAGAGGCGGCCATGGACACAGCAACCATCACGGCAGGCAAATGGAAAGGCACTCTCGGCATGGGTCTCGCTCCGCGCGAACTGGAGGCCACCCTGCATGCGGCGAGCGACCTGACCGCAAAGGAGATCGCGAAGCTGATGGGCATCGCGCCTGGAACCGTATCCAAGCGGTTGGATGATGCGCGGTTCAAGCTCGGCGCCAAGACTATCCGCGGCCTGGTGCTGGAGGCGTACAAGCGCCAGATTATCAGCCCCCTGTGCGTTGGCATCCTCGCCCTCCTGGCGGCAGCACAACCCCTCCTCGATGAAGACCCGGCCATGCGGGCGCGCCGTGGCGGCGAAAGGAAGATCGAAACTCGCCTGACTGCTCGCCGCGATGGCGTGGCCAGGGTGGCGTGATCATGGCCTGGGACAGAAACGATCCTCTCAACATCCTGGCGCTACAGCTCGACGGTGAACTGCGCGCCGCAGCCGACTTCTGCCATGGCTACAACGGGCCGGCACAGCGCGCTTTCGCCCGGCACATCCAGGGCCTGGGCAAGACGCTCGACGAGCTTACCGTGGCAGACCTGAAGGCAGCGGCCGCATCTGCGGACGCAGAACTGAACGACCTGCAACAGAGAGGGCTGATCTGACGCGGCAGACCGAACGCGCCGAAGCAGCCCCGCAGTAATCAACCGATTTTCGCGAAAGCCAACAACCGCGGCAGGCCATCGGCTTGCCTGGAGGAAAGCATGGACAAGAAACCTCTCATCAAGCCCGGGAAGCTCTTCCTGATCTGTATCGCGCTGCTGGCCTATGCCGGACTGTCAGTCGCCCTTCTGGGCGGCATTGGGCCGGCCCTGGTCAGTAGCCGCGACGACGTTCTGGTTTTCGCGGGATTCGCCATCCCCGGCGTCTGGTTGATCGCCTCGGTCTGCCTCGGCATCCACCTCGCCAACACCCGCCGCGAACAAGCGGCCACCACCAGCAAGGAGAAAGACCAATGAAGCGGATTCCCGCTGCTGCAATGCTGTGCCTGCTCGCCGTCCTGGCGGGCTGTTCGAAGGTGCCTGCCGGCAACGTCGGCGTGATCGTCAATCTCTACGGCTCCGAGAAGGGTGTGGAGACGCGTGAGGTCGGAACTGGGCGCTACTGGGTAGGCGTGAACGAGGAGCTCTACCTGTTCCCCACCTTCACGCAGACCGAGACCTGGGGCGGCGAGGAAGCGATCAGCTTCCAGACCGTTGAGGGCATGAAGGTCGGCGGCGCCGTCGGCATCACCTACTCGGTATCTCCCGATAAGGTGACGACGCTGTTCCAGAAGTACCGGGCGGGTATCGAGGAAATCACGAACAAGTTCCTGCGGAACATGGTGCGCGATGCCTTCAACGATGTTGCCTCGAAGCTTCCAGTCGAGAGCGTCTATGGCGCCGGCAAGGCGGACCTGCTGCTGGCCGTTGAGAAGCGCGTGCGCGACCAGGTGGCGCCCATCGGCATCAACATCGAGCGCATCTACTACGCATCCGACCTGGTCCTCCCGCCGCAGGTCACGCAGAGCCTCAACGCGAAGATCCAGGCCACTCAGATGGCCGAGCAGCGCCGTAACGAGGTCGCCCAAGCCAAGGCCGAAGCCGACAAGGAACGCGCTCGGGCCCAGGGGGAGGCGGACGCGAAGCTGACCCTGGCCACCGCCGATGCGAAGGCGATCGAGATCCGCGCCCAGGCGCTGCGCTCGAACCCCGACGTCGTGACCCTCAACGCCGTCGAAAAGTGGGACGGCAAGCTGCCCACCTACATGGCCAGCGGCTCCCCGCTTCCTTTCATCGGCATCAGCAAGTAGCCACCCTCGCCCCGGCGCCAGCGATGGCGCCACTGGAGATTCCATGAAACGAGCAACCGTTGTAACCGAACTGCCGGCCAGCACCAGCCGGGACATGGACAAGTTCGTTGTCCGACTGCCGGACGGCCTGAGGGCCGAGGTGGAAGCCGAGGCCAGGCGCGATGAACGCAGCATGAACAGCGTGGTCATCATCGCCCTGCGCGAGTACCTGCACGGTCAGCGCCGGAAGCAAGCGCTCCTCGATGCTCTGACCGCTGCCACCGGAGGGCACTGACCATGAAGCAAGCACTCATCGGCACCGCGATCAGCCTGCTGCTCAGCGCGTGCCTGTACTTCGGTCAGGGGTCGCTTCACCAGTTCGCCTTCTATGTGGCGGCGGCCACGAACGTTCTCTGCTGGCTGCTGATATTCGCCGGCGGCATCAAGGAGCAAGGAGCCGCGAACCTGCTCGCCCGCCCTTGGCTCTCCATCCCTACCGGCGCTCTGCACGTGGCGGCCCTGGCCCTCACAGATCACCCTGCACTCGCGGCTTCGAGCCTGCTGGTGCAAATGGCTTGCTACGCCCTCGCCTACCAGGCAGTGCGCAGCGCCGAGCAAGGGGGTGACCTATGACCCATGCCCTGTTTAAACAGATCGACCTGACCGCCAAGCTCGGCCAGGACGGTAGCTCGCTCCAGGCCATGAACGCGCTACGCGTCATCCGGGAAACGGTAGCGAAGCACCTGGCCGGCACCGAGGGTGCAGGAGAGATTCCGCTCGAGCGAGCCCTCCTGGCGCTCCGCACCATCGCCGAGCTCCCCTGCCCCGAGCAGGACGACCTCCCGGCGGCGAACATGCGACAGATCGCGCTGGCGGCGTTGAGTGGCGCTGGAGCGAGTGCAGAGCCAGGAAACCCTGGCCGCGAATCTGTTTCCGGACCGGGTAATGCCGGCGGGCGACCCCGCCCCGCGCCGGGATTGGCCCGCGAGCGCGACCCGCTCGGCCTTGCTCGGCACGCTCAGACGTTCAACGAAGCGCCAGCACAGGGGCTGAAGCCTTCTGCCTTCGACCCCATCACCGGCACCGCCGACCAGCCCCAGGAAGCTGCTCAGGACCTGCCTCCGCTGGAGGAACACCTGGCCCAGGTCGAGCAAGAGGCAGCCGCTCTGCGCAAGGACCAGAGGAAGTGCGACCAGAACGGGTGGGTCGCGATCGATGATCGACTCCCAGCGGAAGATAAGTGCGTACTCGTGTGGGTAGATGGAGGGGTCGAGTTCGCCACTCAGCACAACGGCTTCTTCATGGATCAGTTCCAAGAACTTTTGGACGTTACCCATTGGATGCAACTACCAGCAGCGCCAGCGCCTGGAGGTGAGCGATGACCATGCGCAAGGCACTGACCGCTATCGCACTCGTCGCGCTGCTTGGCCTGGCCACTGTTGCCGCCGGTGCAGCGCTCCAGCCGTTCAAGAATCTGTTCATCTGGGAGGTATGTCAGTGATGAGAGGCTCCGATATTCCGCCACCACCAGGGTATCGCCCCACCCCGCTCGCCACCCTCGGCCAGCAGTTGGTCCGCCTGGGCCAGGCGATGCAGAACCCCAACACCAAGCTCGGCGAGTTGACCGAACTGGTCCAGGCCTGCGGCGTCGACCTGCGGATCTGCGACACGAACAAGGGGCGCCAGCCATGATCGGAACACTACTCCTCTGCATCGTCTGGTGCGCGGGCGGCCTCTACGTCGGATACGCGCTCGGCTCGCTGCGGACTGCGAAGAGTTACACCTGCGAGATCCAACGCCTTCAAGAACAGCTCTGCAAGGAACGTCTACTCCATAGGATGGGCGTGGACAAGGAGCCGCCATCATGCTGATGACCTACGAGAACCTGAAGCGTCTGCTCAACATCTGGGACAAGCCAGACCTCTCCGCGCTCACCCGCCTCCTGGTCGCGCGTCGCATGGCCAGGCAGTACCAGTTCGGCTGGGAGGCCGACAGGACCTGTGCTGATCGAAAGATCAAGGAGGCAAGGAAGGGCCTTCCATTCACCAGGGCCCAGTTGGAACAGGCGAAGGAGTTTCGGAGAACATCCAGCAGCTACCACGAGAAAGCCCAAGCCGCCCTTGGCGCCTGGCTCCTGCAGGCCGAGAGGTGGATCGAGGGAGAGATTGGAGTCGATCGCATCTGCGATGCCCTCGGCGTCAATCCGGTCCACCGCGCCGCCATCCAAGGCGCCAAGCCTGGGCAGATGCTCAATCACATCGCCTTCGTCGAAGGCCTTGAGGACAGCTCGAACGCTTTCAGCGGAAGGCGAGAGGCGGACCTGAAGGACGGCCCACTGTTCAACTGCATCATAGCCGAGATGCTGCGATTCGCAGAGGAGAACCCTGAGGCTCTACCCGATCCGTTCGCACCCGGCGGGCCACTTTACGGTGTACCACAGACCGTGATCCGCAACGACGGAACGATCGAGACGAGGCGGGCCGCGCTGACGCTGCACTGCCGAGACGGATCGATGCGCGTGATCGAACGGAAACCGGAGGTAGGGCGTGAGTAGGCAGATGACCGCGCGCCGGCTGACCCGGGCCGAAATGAACCACCTGCGCCGCCTGATAGGTTGGGTTCGCTGCGAGGTGGGGGCAGAGCCCGAGGAAATCGTCACCGCCACCAAAAAGGCGCTCGACCACTTCCAAGGCGTGTCGGAAGACGGTAAGCGGAGGTTGCTCGAGCACTACCAGAAATCAGCAGCCATACCGAAGTACATCCGATCTGCGATCAAGGCCCTGGAGAAGGTGTGCCTGGAAGATCCGACCGAGGTGGTTGATGGTGAGTTGGTTGCCCGCGGGCGCCACGAAGTGCCGCTACGCCTGGTCGTAGCGCGCAACGAAGAGGAGATAGGGAATGGGAAGCTCGACTAGCCCCGTATCCGAGTTCCTGTCCGAAGAGGAAGTCGCCGAGCTGACTGGGCGCAAGTACCCGAGCCAGCAGATCGAGTGGCTGAATAGGTACGGCTGGAAGTACGCCGTGACCGCGGCGAACCGCCCGATAGTTGGGCGCGTATATGCCCGCCTGAAGCTGGCCGGCGTGAAGCCGACGATGGAAGCAACCGAGAAGTGGAGCCTGGACCTGTCCAGGGTTAGATGATGAGACCGCGGAGCAACAAGAACCGGGGCCTGCCGCCTCGCATGATCAAGCGTACCCGGACGATGAAGTCAGGAAAGGTCTGGGTCGGCTACTACTACGACGGCCGAGACGAGGAGGGAAATCGAAAGGAGATTCCGCTGGGCACGGACTTGGATGAGGCTCGGGAGAAGTGGGCGAAGCTGGAGAGAAAGGCCGTGCCGCCAACCACTCGGACCGTCGGCGATCTGTTGCGCAGGTTCGAGCGGGACGTGGTTCCGACGAAGGCGCCGAAGACCCAGAAAGAGTATTCGAAGATGATCCGCCAACTGCTGGGCGCCTTTGACGAAGCCCCGGTAGAGGACATTACGCCGAGCACCATCGCTCAGTACCGAGACGCCAGGACGGCCAAGGTTCGAGCGAATAGGGAGATCACCCTGCTTTCCTTCGCCTACAACATGGCCAGGGAGTGGGGCATCACCAGCATGGAAAACCCCTGTCGCGGGGTGAAGAAGAACAAGGAGCAGCCGCGCGATGTGTACGTCACGGACGAGGTGTGGAAGGCGCTCTACGAGAAAGCCCCGGACGATCTGCGGGTGACGATGGACCTCGCGTATTTGACAGGCCAACGCCCGGCTGACGTGAGGAAGCTGCGCAAGAACGACGTTTCCGGAGACTACCTGCTGGTCGGGCAGAACAAGACGTCTCGCAAGCTCCGGATACGACTCCGCCGCGCCGACGGACAGATGACCCAGCTCGGCCACCTGGTCGAGTCGATCGCCTCCGATTCTCCGGCACTGGTCACCAACGAGAAGGGCCAGCCGATGACAGAGAAGATGCTTCGCACCAGGTTCGATACCGCACGCAAGGCTGCGGCCGATGAGGCGATCAAGGCGGGTGACCAAGACTTGGCCAGGGAGATCATGCAGTTCCAGTTCCGGGACATTCGCCCCAAGGCGGCCTCCGATATCGAGAGCCTGGCCGACGCCTCAGACCTGCTCGGACACACGACCCAGGAGATCACAAAACGCGTCTACCGCCGGATCGGGAAGGCCGTGAACCCCGTTAGATAGGCATGAATTGCGGAAACGAAGACAAAATTTGTGGAAACGATCAGTCTTAAGCTACTGATACACATAGAAAATCAAACATAAGGCAGAAGATCACCGGACCGCCGCCTCGGGCGGTTCGGGAATGCAGCGACGCATCTACCGCCTCAATGAGGGAGCAGATAGGCGTAATAGCGCTTGAAGGTCAGGGCTGCACGATTCATGCGCGGCACTCTACGCGCCTGTGCCGGGCTGTCAAGACTGGAAAGCGCCTCGACACGAACCGAAGCACTTCCCCGCAACAGAAGCGCAGCCTGGGAAAGTTTGCCCGCCAGTTATCCGCACAAATTTATGACGCCGGTTTCTCTACTTTGAAAAACAACGCAAGACCGGACATGGACTTCAATAACTCGACCGGAAGAAACCTATCAGCAAGGCAGTTGAATTTTTTCCGAAAGCAATAATTCGATACTTTTCTGGATTGGCGCATCATCTCATAAAAATAGCGAACCGCTTCCCAGTACCCACGAATATCAATGGATCAGCAATATCCAGATGCTTATCGCGGCATTCGAAAAAACATCGACCAATTCCACTGACAGAATATCGGCGTCATTTGCCTAGCATGGATATTCCAAGTTCACCCTATCAACTTCCCAGATTGACACTCTCGCCGGCAGATCAGTAATTTTCAGCGACCAGCCGGCAAAGTACTTTTCCAGAGCGGCTGGCAACCGATAGTCACTCTATCTTCGCAAACCGATGTTTATGCGAGAGGGCCGGCTATCGCTCAAAACTTGATTGATGAAGGAATAGCGCCATGCAACTCGCCACACTTCAGGAACTGAGCTTCGATGAAATCGACCAGGTATCGGGCGCCGGACTCTTCAGCTTCGTCGGCGATGCCATCGTCGATGTGGTCAAGGTGTCCAACGACCTGCTCAACACGTCGGTCATCTCTTCGGTCGGCAAGGTGTTCAACGCCGTCGGCCTGACCCCCATCCATCAACTGGCCGACACCCTCGGCTACGGCGTGTTCAAGGGCGTCGCCGCGGTCGGCGGCCTGCTCGGCGGCGACACCAGCCGCATCGATTACCACTACGACACCGAGTGGACCTGATCCCAGGACCTCGGCCCGCTCCCGTCGCGGAGCGGGCCTCCACCGTCGCCGGAGACCCGGACGCCCCCGGCGGCGACCTAGGACCCGGCAACCGGGAAGGGGCGACCAGCGCCCCGATCAGGAGAACCGCCATGCACGACCTCATCCAGCACGCCGACGCCTTCGTCGGCGATCCCGACCAGGAATCCGGCGGCCTGTCGCGCCGCAGCTTCCTCGGCAAGAGTGCCACGCTCGGCGCGGTCGGCCTGGTGGCCGGCTGGACCCCGGCCTTCGTCATCCAGCCCGCCGAAGCCGCCGCCAGCAGTTGTCCGGCGCCGGCAGGCTTTCCGGCCGGCCTCGAACTTTATCGGCGGGCGTTCCGCAACTGGTCGGGGGAAATCGCCGCCGACGACCTCTGGAGCTGCGCCCCGCGCACCAACGAAGAGGTTCTCGCGGTGGTCAACTGGGCCTGGCAGAACGGCTTCAAGGTGCGCCCGCGCGGCATGGGTCACAACTGGTCCCCGCTGCTGCTGAAAGGCGGCGAGAACTGCGAGAGCCGCATCGTGCTGGTGGAAACCAGCCGTTACCTGACCCGCGTACGGATCGACGCCCAGGGCGAGTTCGGCCTGTTCAGCGCGCAGACCGGCGTCACCATGGAAGCCCTGCTGAAACAACTGGAGCGGGTCAAGCTCGGCTTCGTCGCCACGCCGGCGCCGGGTGACCTGACCCTCGGCGGGGTGCTCGCCATCGACGGCCACGGCACCGGCATCCCGGCGCAGGGCGAAAGCCGCCTGCCGGGGCAGAGCTACGGCTCCCTGAGCAACAGCATCGTGGCGCTGACCGCGGTGGTCTGGGACGGCGCCGCCGGAAAATACGTGCTGAAGACCTTCCGCCGCGACGATCCGGCCTGCGCGCCGTTCCTCGTCCACCTCGGACGCGCCTTCATCGTCGAGGCGACCCTCCAGGCCGGGGTCAACAAGCGCATGCGCTGCCAGAGCTACGTGAACATCCCGGCGAGCGAGATGTTCGCCGCAGCCGGCAGCGGCGGAAGGACCTTCGACAGCTTCCTGCAGAAAAGCGGACGCGCCGAGGCCATCTGGTTCCCCTTCACCGACAAGCCCTGGCTGAAGGTCTGGACGCCGACCCCGCGCTGCCCGTTCGGCGCCCGCGCGGTCAACGGCCCGTTCAACTACCCCTTCTCCGACAACATTCCCAAGGCGCTGTCCGACCTGCTGGCGGCGATCAACACCGGCCACCCGGAACTCACCCCGCTGCTCGGCAAGCTGCAGTACGACCTGGTAGTGGGCGGCATGGCGCTGACCCTGGGCTACGACCTGTGGGGCTGGAGCAAGGACCTGCTGCTGTACATCAAGCCCAGCACGCTGCGCGTCACCGCCAACGGCTACGCGGTGCTGACCCGGCGTCGCGACGTGCAGCGGGTGATCAACGAGTTCTACCTGCAGTACCAGACGATGGTCGCCGCCTACCGCGCCAACGGCCACTACCCCATGAACGGCCCGGTGGAGATTCGCGTCAGCGGGCTCGACCAGCCCGGCGAGTCGATCGTTCCCGGCGCCCAGGTGCCCAGCCTGTCGGCGATCCGTCCGCGCCCCGACCAACCGGAGTGGGACACGGCGATCTGGCTGGACATCCTCAGCCTGCCCGGTACCCCGCAGGCCAATGCCTTCTACCACGAGTTCGAGGCCTGGCTGTTCGACCACTTCAGCGGCGACTACGCCTCGCTGCGGGTGGAGTGGAGCAAGGGCTGGGGCTACAGCCCCGCCGCCGCCTGGGACGAGCCGACGGTGGTCGACCAGTTGGTGGCGCAGTCGCTACGCCAGGGCCTGGTCGCAGACAACGATTGGGACAGCGCGGTGCGCCAGTTGAACGAAGCCGATCCGCATCGGCTGTTCAGCTCGCCGCTGCTCGACCGGCTGATGCCATGAAATGCCGCTATGCGAGGCCGTACTGACTCGGACGAAGAGCGGTTGGCCGGAGCCGATATGAATGAGCCCTCGATACGGCGTTGACTTGTTCAACAGGTCTTATCGAGGTGTCGCACGAACCGGCCTTAATCATTCGCAAAGTTTACCCGGAGTGGCAAACCTTCATCCGCCGAATATTGAAACTCATTGTCAAACGAATTATCGAGCCCATGAAAAACCGCTAATCCTGGCAGTTCATCCCACTCTTTCGGATTAGTACCATCGAATGGCTTTCCAGACTCATGGGAAGCCTAAAGGAGATATATGAAATGAAAGAACTCAATGACATTGAAGTCACCTGCGTTTCGGGTGGAACTCTTTCCGGCATGATCGTAGGCGCCGTCGACGGCGCCGCGACGGGCATGGCAATCGGCGGGAAATGGGGCGGTGCCGGCGGCTTCGGCTTCGGCGCTCTTTCCCAGTTGGTCGGCCTGATCGTGCCAACCGCAATGGGCGCTATTGCCGGGGGCACGGTCGGTCTCTTCACCAATGCAGAGACGGCTGTCGGTTACTTGGGCCAATACCGGGAAAACTTCGGTCCCGGTGATGTAGGCCGCACCACCATCTAA